TTGCAGATCAACTGTTCGTGAATTAAACAAACAATCTGTATTGTTTGAAAAATCTGAGTAATCCAAGTTATCATCTGCATGATAATTTTCACAACAGTAAATAAGTCTCGCGTAATATTCTCGGCAATTGTTGCAGAGCGCGAGAGATTCATTAATTGCAGATTTCGACGGATAAACGCTCGGCGTCTCCGTGACCATGGCTTCTGCGCAGACATGATCTTTGTATTGGGGGGGTTGTTTTTGTGCAGGTCGGTGTTTTATAGTCTAATCTAGTTTTATACCCTATATTCTAGACGACTTGGAATCATAGTGTATCAACCAACACTTCTCTAAATAGAGATTTTGAGGAACGCTCTGGTAGATATATATTTATTATCCTCTCTCTCGACTTACAGATTCCATATATCTTGATAAGTAACTATAATAAATAAAGAGTTTTTGGTTTTGTGGACGTGCTCTTAAACGCCCATAGGTAAGAATCTAATTTACGAATTTCTCTCAATGAGATTTTCCGATTCTTTAAATTTTTTAGCGATCTCATCGTATGGAGTGAAAGTGTTATCTTTCACCCATATGTTGAGATCTAGAGTATCAACAACTCGTTTAAATAATTCGCATTTCTGCTTATAAATATCCCGCCCATAGAAGAAATACTCTCCCATAGCAGATGTTATAATCTCTATAGATTGTTCCTGTGAACATATACTTTTTGAAGTTGTCCAAATCATCAAACTCCTCTGTATAGAATCATGTTCGATAATAGGCATGAATTCTTCTATTTCGTCATCCCAACGCCAGGATCTCTTTAAAAAAGAGGCTTGAGATATGTCAATATAAGGTTCACTTTCGGCTTCCTTATCGGCCATCGTATAAATAATTCCTATTTTCCTAAATTCTTCTTGTATAGATGTGTGATGAAACCATGGAATGGAATTTGAAATGCCCATTATATTATCATCACCATATGTCATAAGTGACACATTTTCTTGAAATGTTAAAGTTTCATGGTTAGGATTCAGTTTGTAATATGCATAACGCATATAAATGGAATTAACAAGAGAATTAATTATGACTGTCAATGGATGTCCAGATGGGTTACTACCGAAAAATTGGATGAGGTCACCATTGAAATCAACTAATGGAAATGCTATATCTTCAGCAATACCATACATGACTTTAATATCATCCGGAGTGTAATTACCACTTGCTTTAGCAATCCTAATAAGAATTTCAAAAGCAGAAAGTATAAATATAGGACTCATTTTCTTATCATAAGATTTATAGTCCCCAGCCACAATTTTGTTGGTACCAAACTTAGTTAAATAATGGTACATTTCTGTCCATTCTCTCGACTGAGCTATGGTTCCTGGTGCGGCTTCAAATGTATATCTATTCCTCTGTATAACACGTATTAGTGATAAATAATATCTCCTGACTATTATAGTAAAATCGAATGGTGCTCCAGTAAAAACTCGTGTTTTACCTTCCTTAGCTTTATTAAAGGTCACTGGTTCATCTTTCAAATGAGCGCAAAAGTTAGGTTGCACTCTTTTTCCAGATCTATACGTAGCTTCCATTTCCAAAACTCTATCCATAATTTCCTTATCCACCTTCACGGGATCAAGATTCTGACCACGAGGTTCATCAGGTTCTAAAAAATACAATTTAGATTTTTTCCAAGGGTTTCCAGCACTTGTTTTTCGGTTAATTTTATCAACATATGTCACACCAGCAGCGCCGTTAATGTTAGTAAAATCATCATAAACTTCAGCCATGAGTAATTCCTTTTCAGGTATTTTACTAATAATACTATCAGTAAATTCATTGACTATCGTGTCTACAACGAAGTTATCTATATTTGTGACAGGTTCAACCATATCCATACAGGCTATACGCCATGGTTTATAACCAGACATCTGGGGCCTCGCATGGGTTAATTTGTAACCTTCTTTTGATAAGATTCCAAACATTGGTGTTA